GTCAACCGTCACGTCGAACCACCGCTCCGTCGTGCTGAAGGTGTCGTCTTGCCGCTCGACGATCTGGTTGCACACGATGTATGGAGCGGCCTGCCCGTCGTATGGATTGTCCACAACCGGCACGGCCACATTGGATACAGTTACCGCGCTCGTGAGCTTGGTTTTGAGCGCCGCCTGCACATACATCTGCACTGATTTTCCGGCCATTATGGTGTGCTCCCGCCCGCCGGCGTGCTTGCCACGACGTCCGTCTCTTCGCACGACAGAACCATCTCAGCACCGCGAAAAGCGTCCTCAAGGATGCTGTGGATTTTGAACGTGTGCCTCACTTCGTCCCTCGTGAACTGCACGCGCATGTTCGGTTTCACGCCGGCCAGATACCGTATCCGTATCTCGTGGGATACGCTTGCCCGATCTTGCCCCATGTCAAACGACTCACCACCCGATACCGGCTTTACTTCCGCCCACACGGTTGCGAACGTGCTCCACGACAACGCCTGCTCCCCGTACGTTCCCGGCGCCGCGACTGTTGCCTGCTGAATCACAATCCGATGCCGGAGCTTACCCGCTTGCACGGTCACTCCTTTTGATGATGGTTACGATTGACGCGGATATGCGCTTTACCAGTTCGGGCGCGTATCGCTCAAAAGCAGGGACGAGGAACGGGCGCGGTGCTTGCGCCGGTACACTCTTGACAGACACCCAATGCCCGGCAACGCGCTTGCCCTGTGCGTTCTTCGTTGACCAGAAGCGGAGCACCTTGCCCTTTTTCGGGTAGATGATGCCGTGCCCGAACTCGATGATTGCGGCGATCATCGCCACTTCGCCACTCCCAAACCGAATGAATGACTGCTTGCCTTTTGTGCGGTGGTGCGTTGTGGCGTGCTCCGCGTCCACGCCGATGGTTGCCGTCTTGTAATCATCGTCGGACCAAAACTTGATATTCGCCCGCGTAATGCCGGTGTCAACCGCAACGTGTTCAACCGCGTCGTTCCGTATGTCAACGGCGATCCCCTTGACCGCCTTCCGGCATTCATCGGGTGCTACGCGCTTCAGGTTGGCGAGCGCGGCGCGTAGTTCACGCGCGCCCTTCAGTTCAAACGTCACGGTGTCTACCATAGATGCACCACCTTGTACGGCTGCAATAGCAGGCGGGCGGCCAATGGCGTAGGTTGCGCTATGGTTCCCGTGACGAACTCCTCACGATGCTCGTAATACGTTGTTGCCATGAGCTTGATGGCCTGTACAATATCATCCGGCACGCTTGACGCCGCCGCTCCGTATCCGGCGATGAACTCCACACGCATTGCGCTTATGGCGCGCATGTCAGACGGGAAGCTCCCCGCGTCGGCCAGATAGATGCACCCCGGCGTAGTCGTCGTCACGACCTTGTAATTCGTTGACGCCCATAGCGTTTCCTTGCCGTCGTGGTCGTACGTGTTGATTTCCGTAACGCTTGACAGGGGGGACCTCGGCAAGTAGATCATCCCGCGATTCACGGTTGTATCCCGCAACCATTGCAGGGTAAAATCGTCAACGGCGGTCGTCTGGTTGTCGAAGTAGAAGTAGGCGTAGAACGTGGTGTTGACGAACGCCCGCCCGGTGAACGCCTCAGCCTGCCGACGCGCCGCCTTGATAAGCAGGGCGACCAGGGTATCGTCGTCCGACGTGTCAATGCGGGCAAACGCTTTGAGTTCGGCGGTGGTGCACGGCTCTACGGTTGGCTCCGTCTTGACCACTACGTTCATCGCCATTTTACGCGTCCTCGTGCCCTTTGAGAGTGCGCGGGTGGGATGGAAGGGAGAACACCCCACCCGCCCGTGCGGGTCTACTTACGCTTGCGCTTTGCCGGCACCCGCTTTTCCCGGCTCACCACCACTTCCGGTTCCCTTTCCGGTGTAAGAACGGCCAACCCGCCCGCTATCAGGTTTTGCCCGAGGCGTTCGGTTGTGAGGTAGGATTGACCCGCGTAGTATGGGCGCAGGTGTATCCCATCCTCCGATGCCTTGACCGTTTTGAGAATCGTGATGTTCATGCGTCGGATCCGTTACGTCGTTGCCGTAACGGCGAACGAAGGCGGCGACACGGCGGCATGTGTCAGCACTGCGATGACCGCGACGTTACCAGTCGGATACGTCCCCGTCGATGTCGTATCGAACAGCACGCGGACATACCGCTTCTGGCCGATGTAAGACGCCCAAATCGTGCAGGAGTCTTCTGCTCCGTCGTCAATCTTTTCCCACACGGCAGCGGTTCCGTCCTGTCTGATCATGTCGGCTGCGGCGACGGCGGTGAAGGTACCTGTGGCCGTACTGTCGCTCTCCTGAAGCGTCGGCACCACGTAGTTGGAGCTGTCAAGGCCAGTCAGGGCCCCGATCTGGCACAGAATCATTATTCCTTCCGCGCCGTGAACGTCAATGATACCCGACGTTTGGTCTGTGTGCGCGAGGGCGGTGCTGTCCAAAAGCTGGACAACGTCCGCCTCGTTGTACATGTTTTTCATGTTGTGCCTATCCTTTCGTTATTGAGGCCGGATTGCGTACCAGGATACCTTCATCCCGTCTGAGTTGTCGGCTGTTACGGCACCGGAAACCACGATTTTGAGACTTCCGGGCGTATCAACGAACGCTCGCACCACGGCATTGGCTGTGTCCTCCGCCGTCATGGCAAAAACCGCGTCGGTTGCCACAAGCCCGGCCACAGCAAACGTCGTGGTAGTACTCTCCGCATCAACGGTTGTAAGTCCGCACTTGCTGTACGTGATGAACGGATCAATCCGCAAAACGGAACTCGAGATCGTGGCATTCGCTCCGGTGAATGTGTTCGTGCCGCTGTTCGTTGTGGTTGCAGCGTTAATGAATGTCGTTCCGCTCCGAAAGTTGACAGTGCTCCCGGAACGGGTAATCAATTGCTTCCCGTTCTGGGTGAAATACACGAGCGTGTTCTGCGCCCATGCCAGCCCGCCGTTGGCGAGGATAGCCCAAACAACGAGGACGAATCCCGCCATGAGGCTGTATCGGTACTCTTTTTTCCGGAACATACCGCCTCCTATCAGGCACCGATTTCGAGTTTGGTGACCGCTTCCGGATTGACCACCGCTCCGCCGACCCGCTTCCGGAAGTTAAACAGCGTGTAGCCGCTGCCCCACTTCGTGTACGGATCGATCATGGCTTGAAGATCAAGCCTGTCGACGATGGTGTACGCGCTCTTCAGTGAGCCGAACAGGATCGGGAATGTTCCCGCTCCGATGGCCGGCATGTCCTCTGCCAGAACGATGGGATAGCCAAGGATCGTCGTAGGCAAGCTCATGTTCATGGCGAACTGGAAAACGTACCCGCTCGACGTGCCACCCTTCAGCGCCGCAACCTTGGCGAAGGTGGAGCGCCTCATAACCCATACGGGCGACTTGGCGAGATACCCGCTCTTGATGTTGCACATGAGGTCGATGAGCTTGTCCGCGCTCAGGAGTTCCGTCGTCTCGCCAGAGTGGATGTTGTGCGTTACTGACGCGTTGACCATCAACCCTTCAGGTTCCGTCGGGCCGACGCCGTTCAGGAAGTCCGCGCCCTCGTCAATCGCGAACGACTCCGCGATGTCTTCCGTGATCATGCTGGCGATGTCGAAGTTCGCATCCTCGAGCATCCACTGCGTAACCGGCGTGCTGGCGCTGTATTGCCGAACGGGAACGGTCACAAGTTCGAACACCGTCGGGTCGGTTTCAGCGGATATACCGCCTTCGTCCGTGCTCTCGGTTGTCGGGCGCGTCTTCTTTCGCGGTATCTGAGCTTCGCCCTTGCCGATGGGCATGACGTTCGCATACTTGCGAATCGGCGACAAGTCGTTTTCGATCTTGATGATCTCCTTGACGTATTCAGGCGACGTGAGGAACGACCCGGTACTTGCATTGGTCACGCCGAGCGCCGTTGCGCGGAACTGTGTCTGTTGCGCGTCAAATGCCGCCCGCTCTTCCGGGCCGAGCTGCATGGATACACCACGCATAGCGAGCCGCATGTCTCTGTTGAACTCTGCCCGAATGTCGCGGGGCGGTGTGGGCTGGCCGAGGTTAACCATCTTGTCGGCAATCTTGGCAAGATCGGCCTCGAACTTGCTTTGCCGTTCTTTGATTTCGGCGACGCTATCCCCGGCGGCTTTGCGCGCTTCGTAATCCTCCTGAAGCATACGCACGTCGTGGATGAGCTTTTGCGCGGCCTCAATGTTCAACGTTTCATCTGCCATGTTTTGGCTCCTGTTCTGTGGTCAGTACGTAGCAATCGTTTCCAAAAACGCGCGAATGAACGCGTCCTCGTTCAGCGCCGTGGCGTCAGCAGGCGGCTCATCGGCGGGGGGAGTGGTCGAAACCGGCTCCGCTCTTTCGATGAGTGCTTGTATGGCGTCCTGCGCTTTCATGAGAAGCGCCTTGTCAAATCGCACGGAGCTATTATGCCCCATGCCGATCAGCGTGTGGATGATCGCCTCGGGATACTCAGCGTCCATTTCGTCCCGCACTTTTTTGACGCGAGCGCCAGGACTGGCAGGAAACACCACAGGCGAATATTCAATCAGTCGAACTTCGTTGTGCCGGATGGTGCGCTTCGTCGTGTCCTCTTCATATTTGATGGGCAAGAATCCTATCGAAAAGCCGGTCACAACGCCGTCGTTAGCGAGCGCCCTTACTTCCCGCGCCCGCTGCACTTCGAGGGTTAAGCGGCACACACCGAATAACCCGCGCTCGTCTTCGTGCGCGTCGTGGTCAATCCCTATCGGCTCGTATCGGTCGTGCGACCAGAGCACCTTGATACCGTCGGACTCCTTCAGCGTCTTCGTGAACGCGCCGCGGGAGATGGTTTCCGTCCAGTCACCGATCGGGTATGGCTTTTCGAACACCGACACATAGCCCTCAAGGTATCCGTATCGCGGGTCTTCACCTTCGCGGGTTGCCACCCCGAGCGCTACGTCGCGTATCTGCAATCCGTTCATCGCTTGCCTTTCTTTTTGCCCTTCGATTTGCCACCGCAAAGTGCATTCATTCCTTGACCCTCTTGTATGTCATGGCACACCGGCAGTTGCATACCTCAGACGCCGACGCGCCGAGACTACCGTCACCGGGGTGCATGAGCCGTTGACCGCCAACGATAAACGCCTCGTCAAGCGGTATCGCCTTGCCGCGCCCGGCTGCCAAGTGCGTTGACCGCGTGCGCATCGGTTGCGGAGTAGCGAGCCACTTCTTTTTGAGGTCAAGCCCGGTTGCCCGCGCGCCCTCTAGGCTCCCGAGATTCGACGCGCCGATAACCTCAGTGCGGGCGATGAGCCGCGCCCTGTTTGGCACGATGTTGGTCACGTAAAGAGCTTCGAGCCGCTTCGCGAGCTTGACAACGTGCTCCCCCTCAGCAACGCCCGCCGCCAATGCCTTGCGTATCTGGTCACGGGTCGTGCCTATCGGTTCGCGCACCTTCTCCGCTGCGTTGTTTGCGATCCATGCCGTCACCGCCGCATCCCACGGGTTTGACGCGGCGCGCTGTTTGCCGGATAGCGCCTCAAATGTCGGGCGCGCGAACGTGTCCGCAACGTCACGGTACAACGTGCTCAGTAGCTTTTCCCATGAGCCGCGCCGGGAGTCCACGGCATTCAGGGCGGCGTATTCCAGTGTTGCCGGTGTTTGCGCTTGCTTTGCGGCCTTCATGACGGCGTGCATTTCCCGAGTGAACTCATCCCGGTATCGCTTCTCCCATGCCGCGTAAAACGGCGTGCGGCTGCGCTCAAACCTCTTCCAATACTGCACTGATGGTGTATCATCGGCGCGAAGTTCCAAGTCCTCTACGGCCCCGCGCGGCATTTCAGATTCGTCGTCCTCGTCCGGCATGTCGTCAGTCATGTCGAGCGTAGTTCCGAGGGGCATGGTAGACGCGCCAACCAGAACCACGTCGCCGCCCTCAATCTCCTCATATCCGTTCGCCGCCCGCTTCTCGTTGACCGTGATGTAGCTAGCTGCCTCGATTCGCGCCCACTTCTCCGCCGTGGTCTCGTCCAGGGCGGGCATCTTGTCCGCGTCGTATGACACCTCTAGGT